ACGTTTGAAGAATCGCATTCCGCCATGCTGCAACTGTCCCAGGCGTTCGCATCGGGCACGCTGCGTGGCGAGGAATTCAACGCCGTGAATGAGGCAGCGCCGCGCCTGATGAAGGCGCTGGCGGACGGGATTGGCGTGCCGGTGGGCGCGCTTAAGAAAATGGCCGAGGAAGGCCAAATCACGTCCAGAATCATGTCGGACGTGCTGCCCAACGCGCTGGACGACCTCCAGGAAGAGGCTAAAGAAGTGCAGACCATTGCCGGTGCCTTCACTCTCCTCAAGAACAACACCATGGAGTTCGTCGGGGTCCAAGCTCAGGCGAATGGCGTGGTTGCAGCGATGACTGGCGGCCTCGAACTGCTGGCGAAAAACCTGACGCTAGTAGGGATTGGCGTTCTCACCGTTACCGGGGCTAAACTCGCAAACTGGCTCGATGTAGCGGCCAGCAAGGCCATGCAGAAGGTCGCGGCAGATCGAGCTCTAATCGCCTCAAATCTCGCCGTAGCACAAGCTGAAGCCACGGCAACAGCTCAGTCTTCCCTGCTGGCCAATGCTCGGGTGGCCGAGGTCCGGGCTGCCACTTTAGCGGCGTCCGGGAACACCATGCTCGCGCTGACTATGAATGGCCTCAACCCTGCGATAGGTCGAGCGACTACAGCGGCAGCGTTGCACGACGCGGCCATGGTTCGACTGGCGGTTGCTCAACGTGCCGCAGCGGTGAGCACACGCGCCCTTGGCGCAGCGCTCGCCGCCACTGGCGGCCCTCTTGGCCTGCTGATCACCGTCCTGGGTGCCGCCGCTATCGCTTGGTCCTGGTACAAACAGAAGCAGGACGAGGCGACTACCGACGCAGCTCAGAACGTCCAGAAGAGCACCGGCGAAATCATCGCCAGTCTGGACAAGGAGAACGAAAAGCTTCGCGAGCGAATTGAGCTTGCGAAGAAGGCTGGGATGGCGCCGGTCGCGCAGCAGGGTGGTGAGGCAGCAGATCGTCTTGCTGAAATCTCGGCTCTGCTCGATGCCGAGAAGGCACTGGTAGCGGCCGGCAAGGGCGACCAGCTGCAGGTGATCAACCTCAGTGCCATCTACGATGAACTGGCGGCTTCAATCAAAAGGACATCGGGAGCGAAGACCGAGCTGGCCAATATCAACACCGGTACCAGCATGTCGGACTGGCTGGCCAAGAATACGCAGTACCTCAGCGAAGCGGAGCGGATTCAGGCGGCACTGAAGAAGGCACGTGATGAGCTGAAAGTCGACGTGCTGCCGGCCGACATCGAGAAGCGCATCCGGGCATCGTTTGGCAAGGAGGCTGCGAAGGAAATCGAAAACGCCACCAAGGCCGCAAAGGAATTCATCGGCTCACTCGAGCAGGAGCGTCAAGCGATTGGCGCCACTGAGCAACAGCAGCGCATGATGACAGCGGCCCGCGCTGCGGCGAAGGCTCCGACAGCAGAACTGCGCATGCAGATTATGCAAACGGCCGTTGCCGTAGATCGTGAGTTGCAGGCCTGGGCGGCGTCGGAGGAGTCTAAGAAGCAGGCCATCGAGTTCGAGAAGAACTATGCCGAAGCCGTGGGCATGACCGGCCGCCTGCTGGCCGACCGCGTGAAGGACGTCGAGGCGGAGGCGACCCGAAACGAGGAGCTGGCCGATACCTATGGCATGACAAAAGTCGCCATCGAGCAGCTTGAGCTGGCGCGCCTGGGGGAACAGCTGGCGCAGCGCGCGACGCTCGGCCTTACGCTCGACGAGATCGAGGCGCTGGAAAAACTGATTGCGGCGAAGACGCGAAACGCTGCCGCCTTGATGAGCATGGAGGAGGCCGAGGCGCTGAAGAAGGCCGCTGAAGACCAAAAGCGCCTTTGGGGCGACATCGAGCGCACCGCGCATGACACCTTTATCAGCATCTTCGACAGCGGCAAGTCGGCCTTCGACCGCCTCAAGGACGCGCTCAAGAATGGGCTTTACGAGCTGCTGTACCAGATGACGGTGAAGAAGTGGATCATCAACCTGCAAGCGTCGAGTACGGGCGGCTCGCTCGCGCAGGCGATCACGTCGTCCGGATCGGGCGGTTCAAGCATCTTCGGTACCGCGTCCAACCTGTTCGAAGTGGGCAAGTCGATCTTCGGTGGATTCAAGACCGGTCTGTCGTCCTACCTGGGCCAGGGCGTCTCGTACGTTGGCAATGCAGTGGGATCCAATGCCATGTTCAGCTTCGGTCAGGGCATGCAGGGCTTCGGCGCTGGCGGCATCGGTAGCGGGATCAGCGGAGGGGCAGCGAGCGCTGGCTCGTCGTTCGCCTCTGCACTCCCGATTGCCGGCTGGATCGCGGCGGGCATGATGGCGAACAACAAGTTCTACGACCAGGGCTGGCGGATGGATGGTCAGTCGAGCGACATCATCAAGTCGCAGTTCGACAGCATGTGGAAGGGGAACGGCCTGGCGCCGCTCACCACCATCATGACCGCCAGCATGGGCACCTTCGACAAGCTGCTCACCAGCCTCGGGCTCGACGGCAAGACGGCATCGATGCTGTCCGGCTCTGCGCTCTGGACCCGGGCATTTGGCAGGAAGGCGCCTTCGGTTGAGGCCCAGGGCATCCAAGGCACGGTCAGCAGCAGTGGTTTCGACGGCCAAGCCTACGCCGAAATGCTGGAGAAAGGCGGCTGGTTCCGCAGTGACAAGCGGTACACCCAAACCGCTGCTCTCGGTGCTGATCAGGACAAGAGCCTGGATGCGACCGTCAAGGCGATGATCGACGCCGCCAAGGGCTTCGCCTCCACGCTGGGCATTGAAGCCGGCGTGATTGACGGCTACAACAAGCAGATCAAGCTGCAACTCGGCTCCGACGAGGCGAAGAACCAGGAGGCGATTGCCAAGCTGTTCGGCGAGATCGGCGACGAGCTGTCGCTGCGCCTGGTGCCGAACCTGTCCAGCTTCGCCCAGGCCGGCGAGGCCACGAGCGCGACGCTGCAACGCCTGGTGACAGACTACGCGACGGTCGACGAGGCGCTGACCGCCATCGGCATGCAGTTCGGTGCCGTGGGCGTGCAGTCGCTCAGCGCGCGCGAACGCCTGGTCGAGGCGGCGGGCGGCCTGGAGGCATTCGCGGCAAACACCGCGGGCTTCCAGCAGAACTTCCTGACCGAGGCAGAGCGCAACGCGCCGGTGCTCAAGGCAGTGACGGAGCAGCTGGCCGCCATGGGCTTGGCCGGCGTAGACACCCGCGACGAGTTCAAGCAGGTGGTGCTGGGCCTGGACCTGACGACGGAAGCAGGCGCCAAGCAGTACGGCGAGCTGATGAAGATGCAGGCAGCCTTCGCCCAGGTACACCCAGCAATTGACGCTGCCGCCATCGCCGCGGAGCGCGAAGCCAAAGTGCTGCAGGAGCGCGCGGGCCTGCAGGATCGGCTCGACGCTCTCACGCTAACATCGGCGCAGCTGCGCGAGAAGGAGATTGCCAAATACGCCGAGAGCAACCAGGCGCTGCTCCGCCAAATCTTCGCCCTTGAAGATCAGAAGGCGGCGCTGCAAGCAAGCGCTGATGCGATCAACGCTGTGAAGGAGGCCGCCGCGACCCTGTTGGGCGACGTGGACGGGGCGCTATCTGCCGTGCAAAGTGTGGTAGCGCGCGAGAAAGAGGCTGTTCAGTCGAGTATCGATGCGCATTCCGCCTCGGTATCGAAGCTGCAGTCGCTGTCCCAGGCACTGCGTGGAACGCTGGATAGCATTAAGTCTCCGGATCAGCAGCTCGCGGCACGCGCCGTCGGTCAGGCGCAGATCAGCGCAGCACTGGCCATCGCGCGTGCCGGCGGCCCACTGCCGGGCGCCGATTCGTTGAAGGATGCCTTGGCTGCGGTTAAGCAGGACGCGGCAGGGCAGTTCAGCAACTACACCGACTACCTGCGCGACCTGTACAAGACGCAGAACGATATCGGTGCGCTTGCTGACCTCACTGACGTGTCACTGTCCGTGGAAGAGAAGGCGCTGAAGGCCGCGCAGGAACAGGTGAAGTCACTGGACGATATGCTCAAGGCGGCTCAATCCCAGGTCGATCTGCTGAAAGGAATCAACACCAATGGCTTGAACATGATCCAGGCGATGGAAGCGCTTCGTGGTGCGATTCTCGCTGCCCAGGCGAATCCTGTAGCTGCCGCCACTCCCGCAATCAACAGCGCCTACCAGACGTACCTTGGCCGGGCGCCAGAGGCTGGCGGAAAGGAGTTCTGGCAGAACCGGGCTGCCGAAGGAGTTCCGATCGACGTCATTACCGACGCTATCAAGAATTCTCCTGAAGCCCAGCTCCAGAACGTCTACAAAGACCTGCTGGGGCGGACCGCAGATGCTGGCGGGCTGTCGTTCTACCTGAACAGCGGGCTGTCGATTCCTGATATCGCGGCAGCGATCAAAACGTCGGACGAGTACAAGGCCAAGATTCCGGGCTTTGCCAATGGCGGCGACTTCGCCGGCGGCGTGCGTCTGGTTGGCGAAGTTGGCCCTGAGATCGAGGTGACGGGTGCTTCGCGCATCCACAGCACCCGGTCGCTGATGGACGCGCTGCGCAATCCGACGGACAACAGCGAGGTGCTGGCCAAGGCAGTCGACCGACTC